GTCGAATCCGGGGTGGAGTAAGAATACGGGCCTCTGGCAGGTCACTAGAAGCTCGAAAGCACTCAATAGTGTTTGCGTTTGGGTTTGGTACCGTTCCAAGAAACTGTCCATAGGTACTTCTTTGCGATTTGGATCGTCAGGCCAAGGGATCTTTAAGTGATCATACACGGTACACAGGATGGGACTCTTATGAGACACATTCCAACTCTGGAATATTTCGCGCATCCTTTCGGATCCGTTGCAGAGTTCATCAGAAATACCGATACCCCGCAAGATAGTTGCGAGGTCCTTCATTGCCACCCATGATCCGTCTAAGGCTCTTGCTGGGAAGTGTTTGAGGAAAGTTAAGTTTGCTAGTGCTGTGTTATCAGGCTCAGCTGCACCATCTTGGATGATGACAACCTGGAATGCATCCAAAGAGACCTCGTAGCCCACTTCAGCCGCCAGTACAATTACTGCAGCCTTAACATCATCAAGATGTGTGAACGGTACGTCTGGGATTGTTAACCCAATTTGGATACTCAACAGGATGAGTAACGAAGCCATGTTGTTGACTAGCGTGGTGGTAGTATGACCGGTTAGTAATAAAGGGGTAAGGAGTTTAAACAACACAAACTCATCGACCTTGCGATCAGGGTGACATAAGCGCACGTCCTTCTTAAGTTGCAAGAAGAGAGATTCTAACCTGTCGGGGTCAAAACCCATGCGCGCTGACGCACCTGCCAAAAAGGCGAAGAGAGCGGGTGAGTGTGAGAAATCACACTTCGATATATCAACGCAAACTGCAACTCGGACTAACACCCCTGCTATTTCCACCATGCTTGTGAAGCACGAGTCATCACTATGAAACCATAGGACGTCTTTTGTGTTATCGGCTGAGGTTGTAGAAACGAGTTTCCTAGCCCACTGGTCCATGACTGGTTGGCTTGGAGACGGAACGAATTCTATGTCAAGGTTGGCTATGATAGAGATTGTCCTGGCCATTGCATGCTTCATGGTTTCCGCATAAGTGTTCCACTCCAAGGTACACTTACAACCAAGAGACACAAATTGCCTACTCAACTTCCCATACTTTCCGGTTTCCCACTTTACTTTGCCATTCACGTAGTTAGGCCAGACTTTCGGGTCATACAACCGTGGATTCGCATCCATTTCGGCTATAGTGGCCAATCTCTCATCCCTTTTGAGGTGGGGTAAATCTGCGACTTCTCGCATTTGTTCCTCTCGAGGGAGATTGTTAGTAAACGCCACCTCTAATGGGTCTAGGTGGGTTTCCACACGTCTCATATACTCGTGAATCATGGTTGATAAGAGAGACATCCTTCTCAAACGCAAAGCCGGAGTGGCTTTTTGAATTGCGTGGAAGGCTTTGTAACTCATACCCCAGGATCTGAAAGCATAGAGAGATTTCGAAAACCGCATAAAGGTTTTCGACAATTTAGGCTTTACTGTGTATAAATTGCCATTTTCTTCTGCCATTAGGTAGAACCAAGTAAAATCTGACTGTAGACGAAGCGCACCTTCGTTAAGGCGGCTATTGGTCATGCGGCATAAAGCCTTACCCATATTATAAGTACTCTTAGTAGAGTTCTTCGTCGCAGCTGATAGAATCGCTGGACCAACATGGTACATGATTTGC